ACGAATAAACCGCCGACATTTGATTGTATTCGCTGATGCCCGTCGCAAAGGCATCATCGCCATCCGTGTCCGTGCACCACCACGGCATGGACGCGTCCACCTGGTCAGGGTGGTGATTCAGCGCCATCAGCCATGACCAGTATTCGTACTGTAGCCGTCGCGTTCCGTACGCGCTGGCCTGATTGTCGTTTGCCGGTTCAAATTTCACCGGCAGGCTATTTTGCACCCGCTCTATCATGTCTAGCGAGCCGCAGCCGTAGCCGCTGTTGCCCACCTGCACGTAATAGCCCGGCAGATCGGGTTTCATCCCGTTGTGTCCCAGGCCGATATTGGCCGGTTGCAGATTCTCGATGCCGGCAAACCACGCCGGCGTGGTCGTTGGCATTGGCGTCGATTTGACCCACACGCACGAATAATACAAATCGGTGTTGGCCGCTGCCAATAGATAACTCGGCCTGTCCGGGAACGCGTCGTGCCAGGCCATGATGACCCGCTGCATGAACGTGTTGTATTCCGCAGCCGTCACCTCGCTGTTGGCCGCCGTGATCCCGCACCATTCAGCTAGACGACTCGCCTCCACGTTGTAGCCGCTGGCAATGTAAAATCCGCCGATGCGACTGTACAAATCAGGCCGCGCCGCCAGGTGCGCCGCCAACGCTTGCACGAAATTGACGTATTCCCGCACAAAATCCGCATCATCCATCGCCGGCTGCGGCTGCCCGCTAATCGTGTAGCTCGGCGCCTGCGCCTCGACCCCCGTCGGCACGTAGGTCGCGCAGTTGTGGCTGCCATCCGGTGCCACCTGCCAGAACGACGGCACGGTGAACATCACCGGACGCGGGATACTGGCCCCATTCGCCAGCGTAACGAACTGGGTATCAATGGACAGGATGCGGTCATCAATCCCATCGGCCGGATCGTCTGCACGTCCCTGCCAGCAGTACCCGCTGCTCTCACAGCCCGCGTAACCCGCCTGGCTGGCGTTGCGCCGTTCTATGCTGGCCCACAGCACCGTGCCGTGTGACCCCAAATCTAACGTCGCGATTCCATCCGGCGACGCGCTGAAATTGTCCCGATCCACGTGGATGTTTAGCGCCGGCGTGCCCACAATCACATCCAATCCGCGAGGTATTTGGGTTGGGCCTGGACCGCCACAGGCCGCCAGCAACAGCGCCAACGCGCCCAGGACGGCCAGCCAGGTCAGCGTTTGACGCATAGAGATTCAAATTTCCCCAGTAGATCATATGGTTCCAGGCTGATAGCGATAGCTGTATCGCCCATGCCCAACGCCCACCGATCACCTACCGAGTCCAGCCACAGATCGCCGCACGTCAGCCGCGCCGCCGTCGTCTCAATGACTCTCTCCCACGCGTTGCCATCGGCGCGCACGCCAGCCACGATCAACGACAACAGCACAATCGCCACCAAAATTAGCCCGATACGCATTTTACCCCCCTCGTTAGCTCCATTTCCACACCATCACATGCAGCGTTCCGCTGCCAACCGTCAACAGTTCGCCAGCTTTATTGAGAATCAAAACCCTGACAACGTTGGCGTCCTGGACGTAAGCGGAAATGATAAAATCACCCCCACCCAACTCGGAATGTGACGCGCCGGCTACGTCGCCCACGGCTGCCCCGGCCACCGTGATTGTCGTGGCCGCGACGCTGCCGGCGCCAATGTTGCCCGGCGCCCATGTCGCACTGGCCCTCAGCACCGGTGTAATCGGCGAGCCAGCAATCAGCACCGCCGTCCCGTTGTACTCGATATGCGGCACGGTAGATGGTCCAAATTCAACCACTTGGTCGTCATGATCGGCCCGGAAAATCACCACATCCTGCCGGTCACGCACCTCAACCGTTGCCGCCGTGCCGCCGCCAGATTGTCCCGACGTGGCGCCAGTCCCGCGCCACGTCGGAATGTGCCGCAGCTGCGCGGCAAACCCGGCAATCAGCCCGCCGTCAGACGGCGGCCAGCTGTCTACCGTGCTGGCCTGCACCGCTGTTGTGCGCACTCCACTGTCCGTGTATTCCACGGTCGTTTCTAGTAAAATCAAATCCTGGCGCATGGCGACCACGTGGACACCATCGCGCCATTCGTCGTAGACTAACGTAATTTTAGCGCCAGGCAGCAGCTCGCGCTCGCACTGCGCCAGGCGCAGCGTATACAGCGTGTTTGGGGTGCTGTAGCGTTCCAGGTGCGTCAGCGCCGCATCGAACAGAAAATCAGCTGCCAATGCACGCGCCGCTGGCGTTTGCAGCGCCGGCGTGATCTCAGGAAACGTCTGCATGATCTCGGTGCGGCCATACTGCGCCTCGGTCAAATTCCGTTTCAGGTAATTCGCTGTTTTATCCATCGTATACCCGCTGGGCGCCGCCCTGGTCGTCTGCGCCAGCGTCACCCGTTCATCTCCGCTGCCCCCGGAATACGGGTAGATACGCGATATCATCGGGTACGTGTCCTGGCTCGCGCCCAACTCTGTCACCAGGCACACATCCGGGTTGCTCTCCATGCGGATGGCGTCGCCGTTCGTCATTGCCACAATGACCGGTGCATCCTGCCTGATGTCCGTAGAATACAGCCAGCGCACGCTGCGCCCCACGCCCAGGCGAAAATGGTCGCCGTTTTTGTCGGCCAGGCTGCACAGGGCCGCCAGCACCGATTCACCGGCAAACTGCATTCGCACATCCCGGCTCGTGTGCGTCTGGCCGCCTGCGTCCAGGCTCCAGCCCAGCGGGAAAAACGCCGTTAGGCGTGACAATCCATCGGTCGTTGCCCCCCGGTTGATCGTGCGCACCTCGCCCACACCCGCGCTAATCGTGCTGCCCGTGGACATGCGCACAAAATACCCCGTATGCCCATTGAGCGTGTCCGTTGCCCAGTCGCCCGGCACGGTCAGCTCAATATCTCCATCCCGATACCAGGCGTAATGGACCCCCGTTGTCGGCGACGTGTAGGCCGTTTTGTCGGTGGCTGTCATGCTGGCCCACACCCCACCGCCCCGGCTGTACTCAACCAGCAACGTGGACGGCTCTCTGTTCGGCGCCAGGAACGACAACCGTACATAATTGAACTGATTTTGACTGCCGAAATACTCCCACACGCCGGATGTCAACACCGTATTGACAGCCGTCGCCGTGTCGCCATCGCTCACCGTCGCCGCCAGGTTGCCCCCGGTCGCACCGCCGTAGTACGACAGCACACGCAGATCGTCCTCGTAGATGCCCAGTTCCCCCACCGTGCGCTGCGCCAACTCGCGCAGCAGATCGTCACCGGATACCACTAATTCCGGCGCACCAGGTGTGTTGATCCTGGTCTCCAACGTGTCAATCACGAATGCTCCAATGGTTGCCACCACGCCATCAACGATTCCCCGCACGGCTGCAATGCGTCGGGCCTGCGCCAGGCTGCGCCGTTCGTCCACCGCCGACATCGTAAACGCCCCGCTGCCGGCCTGGTCTAATCGTCGCGTAATCTGCGCGCTCGTGATGTTGGCAATCGGCCCCACGCCGAGGCGGGCATTGGGATTTGTCGCCGCATAGATGTCAACCCACATCAGCTACTCCCAGGCATCGTAAAAATCGAAATTAATCGTCGGCGGGGGTGTGGATCCCTGATTTTTTGTTTGGATCGTATACACGATCATGTTGACCCCAGGCTCCAATATCATCCATTCGCTCGTGCGATGCGTAGAATCAAACGTCAACCCGTTGTAATCCCCAATCCCGGCATTGCGCACCGACCGGGCGCCGCAGTCAATCACCAGCTGACTGCCCGCCGGCACCACACCGGTGTACGTCCATGCGCACACGTTGCACGCCACGTGTACCGACTCCACATCCTGCATGGTGGTTTTGAAGATCGGGTTTCCGTCGCTGTCGCGGGTATTGCGCAACTTGCCCTTCATCGACACATGCGCCAGGTTGCCGGTCACGCCAAACCCGTCATCTTCGACGAGCATGTACAGGCCGTCAGCGCCGGCAGCGGTTTCGCCCAGGGTGGCTTCGTACAGGTCCGAATAGGCCGCGAGGCTGATCGTGTGGCTCTTGGCGGTGCAGAGCGCCAGCAGACCGGCCGCACCCAGGTTGGTGGTCCAGCTGGCCGGGATGTTCGTGCCAAACAGCACGGCAGAGGCAATCGCCTTGTTGAGCGCCTGCACGAGCTGCGGCCGGGTCTGGCCCCAGATGTCGTAATCGGCATCGTCAAGGACGTTCTTGGGGATCGGAACAATGACGGCCAGCTCTTCGGCGTCAATGTACTTATTCGCCCAGTTGACTTCGCTGGTCTGTTTCAGGCCAGTGTCACCGTTCACAAAATAGGCGGTGGCGAGAGCCGACATGACGGGCATGCGCTGTTGAGCGCGGTTCATGTTCGGCAGGCGGCGAGCCATCGACAGCAGGGGATTGCTGGCGGCGACATCGTTCAGGATAGCGTCTGACACTTCCTCAGGGATGAGGGCGGCGGCATCGCTGCGAGAAATAACAGAGTTGAAAGGCATGGTTAGCTCCTACCGGCAGCACGCCGGATAAATTCGTTCATGCCGGTTTTGGTCGGCTGGTTTTGTGTTCCGGTGCCCGCATTGGCGTTGACCGCCGGAGCGCCAAACAATTCAGGCGCGGCGGCTTTGATCGCGTTCCAATCGGGCATTCCCTTGCGGTCGAATAGGTTATCGGCCAGCGCCAGCGCATAAGCGGCTTTCGGGTTGCGGCAACCGATCTCCGGCTTGATCGCATCCTCGACAAACGCGGCCCGACGTTCGGCCTGTTCCAATTTCGACCCAAGTTCCGTCAGGTTCCGTTCCAGTTCACTACCCTTTTCCGCTTTCGGAAGCAGGTCGCGGATCTGTTTGGCAAGATCATCGCGCTCTTGCCGTGTCGCCTTGACGGTGTTCTGTAGCCCGGTTGTGTGCGCGGTATACAGCGCCTTGATCTCATCGGGCTGTTCGCCAATCCACGCCTCGAAACTGGCAGGCGTCCCGCTTGCCGGTTGGGTGGTGTTTGGATCTGCATTCTGATTGGTTGGTTCGGGCATCTCGCCTGTTTCTCCCCTGGCATCTCGCCAGAAATAAAAACGGCCCTTTGTGAGGACCGCTCTTACGGTGATCCTGACAAAAGGCCGCTGGTTTCCCGGTGGTGTTATTCGATTGATTTCATTATAGCACAAACAATCGCGATAGTTCAATCGGTCATTTCAGTTGTTACTGAAATAAACAAATTACGATTATACTAATCGGGATTATTATCCCGTTTCGGGATAAATACCTGAATCCGCTTTCCCGTTTTTGGATTGCGAACGGTGATTTCTTCCTTGCCGACTCTTTTCAGCCTGGTATCACGCTCAGCCAGGGCTAGCAGGTCGGCATTTTCCACCACGTAATCAAGGTCTAAAAGCATTTTTCGCCTCGATTCAGGCTTTTATGTAGGATGTAAGATTGTGTAGGCTATTTCAGAAAACACCCTTTAAGAAGTCAATTTTTGGGGTAAGCTGTTTTCTGTAGAAACGTTCACAATGCTACATCCTACATTTTTTTAGCCGCCATCAGATGAGTCAGCCGGCGCCACCAGGCCCAGGCCCTTATAAATAACGCCAATAGCGCTTCTATCCCGGGTAAAGCCGCGCCGGGTTAGTTCCTTGCCCACGATCCCGGCCCGCTGTTTGGTGTACTCGATCAGGTCTAACCAGTTGGCATGTAACCATTCCTGCGCTGCCGTTGCCTTGATCTCCTGACCCTCGTCGGTCACGAATTTTAGCAAAGATAGCGCCGTTGTGCCGCCGATATGCGTGTCGCTGACTACCAGTACGATTGTGCCGGCCACGTTTACCCCCTCCTCGCGTGCTTTGGTGTTACCGACCGCTCCACGCCGAGGTAATCCTCCAGTGCGCCAAGCACCATCAACAGCGCCTGGCGCACCGACAGCAGCAGCACGCGGTTTTTATCTGGAGCCTTGACCGAAACCGTCACGTCCATTGTTTTAGCCGGTTTACAGTTGGTAAAACACGAGCGTTACAATGCTGTCATCGACCTGTTTGGTCGCGGCTCCGCTCGTGCCGGAGCGCACCTTGACATAATCCCAGCCGATAAACAGCGACGCATCGAGCGCAACGGCTTTTGCTCCGGTAACCGAGGCGACTTCGTATTCCGTCCCGGCGTTGGTCAGGTCGAAGAAGTTCGTACCATCGTTAGACACCTGGAAGGTGATATTCGCCGCGTCCCAGGTGGCCGCCGTGCAAAGACCAACAAGGCGATAGCCCGAATACTTGGCGCTCGCACCGGAGAGTGACGCGCCGGCGGCTACGGTTACGGTTTGTGTTACGGTCTTATCAGGAGATCCCATTTCAAATCCTTTCATCGATACTCGAATACGCATTTGCAGTTGTGTGTTATAATTCCATTGGCAATGTACCAATTGGTTGATGTTTGGAGGTTGTAAACATGAATATTCACAAGTTCACACCTGCGCAAATTGACGATATTATCCAGAGTTATATTTCTGGTGAATCCGAGCAGTCGATCAGTTTTCGTTACTCCGTCAGTCGAAACGTAATCCGGGCGCGTATTGTTATGGCCGGAATCAATCCCAGGAGCCGAAAACTCGCCAGCGAATTGAGGATGACAAGAATGACCCCGGAAGAGCGACTCGCCAACGTTAGCAAGGCTCATGCCGCCAGAAGGGGCAAGAAATCCACGGACGAACAACTTGAGAACCATGCTAAATCCAGGCGCGGCCATAATATCGGATGGGGGGAAACTCTTTTTGTGGAATGGCTTAGAAATCGCGGATACAATCCTATTCACCAAGAGCCTGTTGGCAAATACAATATCGACATCGGTATTGCTCCCGTCGCCGTGGAACTGTACATCGGACCCCATAATCCTTGCCGCATCTCTAGACGAGTTATTGAGCGTAGCGAATATCTCAGAAATCGCGGTTGGCACATCATAGATATATGGATTACGAAAAGCCATTTTCTCAGCGAGCGTGCCGCAGATCAAGCTGTCGTCCTTGCGCAACAATTGAGCCGGAACCCATCCCCGGCTGGTCAAGAGTGGGTGATTCGGGGTGATGGTGAGGGTGCGCCCACGCGCTGTCACTAACTCAATCGCATCGCCTGTATATAGTCGCCTGTAGGCAACTTCAATTTCTGGCGATTGTACTAGGGTTTCACCAATAACGCAGTGAGTTACACAGGTAGCCTCACCGATTTTTGGCAGTGTTCCAATCGGCTGCCAGCCCTTCGCGGCAATCGTGACGCATCCCAGCTTGTCGCCGCTGTCCTCGCAGTGTTCAGTTGGCCCCAATACCCGGCGCTCCTGTTGCAAGCCCTTGCGCTTCATCATGCGCCGGTTGAACTCCTCCCGCATTGCGCGGGCATGTTCGGAATACAACGAGGCCCGGTTGATCAAACGGCCGTCGAGCTTCTGTTTTCCACTGGCGATATCGTTTGCGAAGTTGGCGAGATAGCGGTACTGCTCTTTGATCTGCGAACCGACATAGCCCCAATCGCTCTGGTTCATCTGCGCCCAACTGCCTTTGGAGAGTGCAGCCGCGGCAGTGTGGCTGTTCTTGATCTCGCGCTCCATTGCCAGCTGCCACTGTGCCAGCGTTATATTTCCGTCAACCAGTTGGCGCGAGATCGCATCGACCCGCGCTGAAGATGCTTTGATTGCCGTTTCGTGACTGGGAAAC